GTTGTCGGCCTGCTGGTTCGCTCTTTCGACCCGGCGCGTCGTCTCGGCGACGCGGGCGAGCTTGGCGATGTCCTGCTCACGCTGCGCGGCCTGCTCGTTCTCGGCGACTACCAGCCCCGGCTGCGCGAGCTTGGCGCGCTGCGCCATGTTGACCGCTTGCGGCACGCCTGCGTCGAGCAGTGCGCCTTCCATGACGGTGCGCTGACGCGGCTGCGGCGTTGGCGCTGCAGGAGGCACGAACCGCGTCGCCCCAAACCCTGCGCCACCTTCGAGATCGAGCTGCGGCTGCGCGGCTTCCGCTGGGGTAACGCCAGCCTGCGGCTGCGGCTGCTGCGCACGAACGGCCTCGTTCGCCGCTTGGATGTACGCGAGGCGCATGCCGTCCTGCGACAGCCTGCCTTTGTTGAGATCGAGCTGCCCCGCCTTCGTGCCACGCGCCTTGACGTACGTGCGGCTGAAATCAGCGAACGACGGCAGACCGAGCTGCGACGCGACGTTTTCAAGCTCGCGGAACATCGTCGCCTGCTGTCGTTTGCTCTCCTGCTGCTCGTACGCCTTCGACAGCGAGTCCCACACCTGCTGCGCTTCTTCGGGCGAACGATACTGCGGGTACCCTTGCTTGCCCACAACTTGTTCCGCAGTGGGCGACTCGTACACCGTAGGCGCACGCGCGGCGTCGAACGCAAACTGCTCGTCGATGGCGTCTTGTTGCGCGCGCTGCGTGACACGCTGCTGACGGAGGTCTTCGCGCTGCTCGTCGAACCACTTCGCAGAGTTGAGCCGGTCGATGCGCCACACAGCGAACTCGTCGCGCCCCATCATCGGCTCGACGAACGGACGAAGCTGCTCCGCAGCCGCGTTCGTGTCCTTGGCCGTCGCCATCGGGTCTTCGATGGCCTTGAGCGCCGTCTGATTCGCGCGCTGCGTTCTGCGCGTTCCGAGCGCGCCAAGCGGGCCGAGCATCACCGTCATCGCCAACGTCGGGCCAAGCGCCTGCGTCGCAGCCTTCCACGGGTCCGCGTTGTCGAGGCCCGCGTTGGCCTCTACCGCAGCCTGACCAGCCGCCTGACCCATCTCCGTACCGGACTCAACCGCTGCGGTTTTGGTGAAGTCCTTGGCGAACTGCGACATGAGCTTCGGGTCGCGGACGAACGAGAGCGCTTCTTGCGGCGAGTACTTCCTGCCAAAGAGACGTGGAAGTAGACGGCTACCACCAGCGACAAACTTTCCGAGAGCTGCGCCCCCAGCAGTCTCTCCAATCGCTTCGATAGCGCCGGTCTGTAGACCTGTGGAGAAAGCCTCAGCATCTGTCTTTCCAGCTTGCTTCGCCTTCTCATAGGTGTCCTGAAATTGCGACGCGCCAAACAGCGCGCCACCTGCCGCGCCTGCTGCGAACATGGCGGGAGTGGCTGCAAGCCCCGCTGCACCAAGCACGGGAAGCGCCGCGAGCGGAGCGAGGTTCGGCGCGATCATCTCACCGCCCTCGACAAACGCCTGCGTCACTGACCCGAAGCGGTCGGGCGTGAGATCGCGCGCGTACCCCGGCTCGCGCGCTTCTGCTCCTTCCACCAGCCCGCGCCCCATCCCGTACAGCGCGTCGCCTTCACGCCCCGTAGCCTTGAGCGCCTGCCCCACCATGCGCGGCAGCTCGACCATCGCGCCACGCTTGACCCCCATCGCGACCTCGCCCAACGCGGACCGGGGGCTGTCCTGCAGTGCGATCTGCGCATCCACCATCGCCTTCTGCGAAGGTGTGAGACGTTCGTACGGATTGTCCTCCTCGACGACCGGCGCAGGAGCGCGCCGCAGAGGCGCTCCACGGAGCAGCCCCGGCATGTACGAGTCCAGCGTCGGCAGATCGAACGCCATCCGTTACTTCTCCGGAAACAGCCTACCCGCTTCCGCGTTCTGACGCGGCAGCTTGCCGAGACGCAGCAGCTCTTCCGGCAGCATGACGCGCGTGCGCCCATCGGGCTGCGTGACGACGAACGCCTCGCCACCACTCGGCAGCACCACCTTGTCCGTCATTGCTGCGCGGGGCTGACGCGGGTTGCTTGCGCCGAACGCTTCCGTCGTCGCAGCAACATCATCGAGCGGTGCCCCCGACTGCTGCAGCTTCACAAGCTCAGCGCCGAGAGCGACCTGCGGCATGCGCGCCATCAGCTCGAAGTCCTGCCCACGCCGCAAGTCCGTCGATCTCGTATCAACGCCGTACCGCTCGGTCGCATCGCGCGTGTCGATACCGTATCGCTCAGTCGCATCGCGCATGTTCGCCACTTGCGCGGTGAGTGTCTGCCCACGGCGTTGTGTGAAGTCGCTGAGCTGGGCGAGAGGAATCTCGTTCGCCGCGCGCATGGCATTGACTTGCGCACCGAACTGCGCGATGTCCAAGTCGCGAGCCGCAGTGCGCGCCTTGGCGATCATCGCGGAATCGCCCACGAGACGCGTACGCGCCTTGCGGAGTTGGCTACGCCGCCAGCTATCGGCCAGTCCCTTCGAGTTCGACAGTTCACCGATCTTGAAGTCCAGCTCCTGAAGCTGCGTAAACAGATTCGGGTCGAACACATCACGCGACGACTGAAACTGCGGAGCTTGCGCAAACTTCAGATCAGGCATGCGGTCTTCGATGTTGACCGGCGACGACGAAGCGCGCGGAGCGGCGCGAGTGAAGTCAGGGTACGGCACGTTGGCGTTGGGCGCGCGACCAGAGACCGGCCCGCTCGGAACCGCGACACGGCTCGCGTCAGGCAACGCAGGCGTCGCAGGAGTGGTCGTAGCCTGCTTGCCGCCGCTCTGCGCGGCTTCCGCGCCAGCGACCGCGTTCTGCGTACGCGCAGGGATGCCCGTCGTGTCCACAGGCGGCACCGGCTGGTCTTGCGCGTTGACGGCGTTGCGCTGCATCTGCACGCGGTACGCGCGGGCAAGTGCGTCGAGCACGCCGCCACCGGGCGCGAGTCCGCCCATCTTGTCGTACTCGCTTCGCGGCGGCTGGTCGTACGGATAGAAGTCGGCCATGTCAATCGTCCCAAGCGAATCCGTTCTGCCCGAAACGGAACTTGATCGGTGCGTGCATCTTGCGACGCAAATCCTTCTTCACTTCCAGCATGCCATCCTCGAAGCGCTTCTCGTGCCTCACTGACATCTCGCTGTGCCCGTCGATGTCGGAGTTGCGCAGCGCCCTGAACGCCGCCCATTCGAGCATGTCTAGCTGGTACTCCTCCGGAAGCTCGCAGACCGCGTTGAGATCGTTCAGCGTGAAATCGTCCACCGGACGCCGCGCGACGCGCAGATAGAGGACCGTGCCTTCTTCGTCTGTGGTCGGCGTCGGGAACACGACGAGCTGCACCGCGCTGGGGGTGTCGATGCTCAGCGACTCGTCTGTTGCGTACGCGCGCGGACGCCCCGGCGTGATCGCGCCAACCGTGGCAGGGTCGAACCACGGAGGATCGTAGACCTGAATCTCGGCGATGACCGTCCGCCCGACCCGAGTCAGATCAACCGTGTCGTCCGCGTACCGCGCCGACACGACGCCGAGTATTGACGGATGCAGCTCGTACGTGGAAACGCCAGCAGCTAGAGTGACCTGTGTCACTTCCGGCGTGCTGGCGTCCCGCAGCGCGAGGGTCTTTCGACACCACCGCGACTGAGCCTCGTTGATGTACCGAACTAGCGTCTCATCGGACCACAGAGAATCGTTGGGGCCGGAAGCCAGTTCTGAATCATCGCGGAGAATGTTCGTACGAAGCTCATCCAGCAGGGCTTCGAGGTTCATGTATTACGCCGATTGGACCACCCGAAACGGGAACCGAAGCTTCTTGCGGTAGCCGACCACTTGCTTCGTCGTCGGGTCGATCTGCGGCACTTCCTGCACCGCGTCGTTGAGAACGCTGATGACTTCGCGCGGCACCAACGCCTCTTCGCCGGGGCGAAGGATGTACGCGCGGCCATTCACGCCGATGTATTGCCCGGTCGGCGGAATGTTCTCGTTCTCTTCGAGAATGATCTTGACCCGATCCGACTGCACAGGATCGCTTGGCTTCGCACGAGATGGCAGCGCGTCGATGTTGCCGTCGCTCGCCAGAAGGTCACCGATGTTGCTCGTCATGTGCTTCTCCTTCCCCTTGTTGCCTTCGCGCCGGGGGCGGCACGCCCCCGGCTACGTCAGTGTCACGCGATGGCTTCCCACACGAACGTCTTGCTCGCGAGCAGGATGCTGGTCGGCAGCGAGACCTGACCGAGCGTCTGCGCAGCGGCGGTGCCGATGGTCGGACCTTCCGTCGTTTCGAGCGTGCGGGTGCCCGCAGCGACGGTCTTCACCGCGCCGGGGTTCGTCATGCCGCTGTACCACTCGTACGAGATGCGGTCGGTGACGTTGTGGATGCGGAAGACGCGCGGGTCGAAGCCGAGCGAAACCGTCGCAGTGACGGCACCGCCTGCATCGTTCACCAGCACGCCCGTGCTGTGGTTGACGACGCCACCGGAAGTGGCTTGGGTGTTAGTCGTGAGGGCCATGTTGCAGTGTCCTTGTCAGAAGAGGTTAGGCGGTGACGACCGCGTTCCAGACGCCACCGACCGCGCAGACGAACAGCACAGTCTTGTTGGCGGCGACGGCGAGAGCGGCATCGGCTGCGAGTGCGTTGATGGAGTCACCGACCGCAGGAAACACGTCCATCGAGTTCGCCGCAGCCGCGTTGATGACGACCAGCGACACGCCGGAGACGGCCTTCGGCAGCGTCAGCGCATCGCCGACGGTGCCGACCGTGGTGACGCGAGTCACTGCCGCCTTGACGACGTACCCCGTGGCCTGCGTGCTCCCCGTGGACGCCGTGACGGCGTTGTCGGTGGTGGTCAGCGCGTTGTAGAGCTTCTTGGCTTCGGGGTCGAGCGCACGAGCCTCGATCTCCCTGTTCGTAAGCAGAAACATGCGTATCTCCTTGCAGGTTTACGGGGGGCCGAAGCCCCCCGCGTCAGAGTTACGCCGTCGCCGCGACTTCGGCGCGGACCATGAAGCAGTCCTGCAGGATGACCGCCGACTGCCACGCCTTCCAGCCGACCGTGCCGCGCTGCGCCAGCGGGTCGCCAGCAGCAGGCTTCGGGTTGACGACCATCGGCGTGATCGAGTCCTTGCCCTTCAGCGGAACGATGCCGTAGGCGTCGCGCGCGATGAACAGGATCGGGTACACGTCGGCGCTCGTGCCGGAAGTGGACCGCATCGTCAGCTTGGCACCACCCGCGTCCGCCCACGGCGACAGGATCGTCGAGGTCAGGTAGCGCACGCGCTCGACCGCACCGATCTCGTTCTCGTACGGCGTGACGGTGCCGTACTGCTTCGGGTTGATGTACCCGGCCATCGAGCGGATGTCGGTTTCGAGGTCCGGATGGCACAGCGCGATGAACGCGCCTTCCACCGGCTCGGTGCGGTAGTCGGGGGTGCTCTTCACGACGCTCGTGATGAGCTTGCCGTTCTGGCGCAGGATGCCCGTCGTGATCTGGCGTTGGAGCGCCAGCGACATCGGCGTGTTGACCGCGTTGCGCGCGCCACCGTTGGCGTACTGCACGTTCGTGCCCGCCTTCAGGATGTTGAAGCGGATCGTCTCGATGGTCTGAGCCGCCTGCTCCGACATAATCGTGGTGGCTTCACGCAGCACGGGGTCTTCGTGCGTGTCCATCACAACGTCGGTGATGGTCACGTAATCGCCGTACTGGTTGAGCTGGACCGTGTAGTCCTGATGGGCCAGCCGGTTGCCCGCCGGGGTCACGCCTTCGACCAGCGGGGTGAGCGCCAGCGGGACGTAGAACGGGTTGGCCGGGTTGCCGGAACCGGCTGCGCCGGTCGCGCCCTGCAGGAAGTAGCGGCGGAACTTCGCGGTCTTGGTGTTGTTGGTCGGGATGGGGTACGACTGCCCGAACTTCTCGAACACCATGTGCGGCATCGCGCGCGTCAGCAGCTCCTTGATGACGTACGCGGCGGTGCGCGGCGAGATGTCGCCGTAGGAGATCATGTTGGCCATGCTTTGTCCTCGATGGTTGAGTCGTTACTTGCCGACAGCCTCAGCCCATGCCGAGTCGAAGTCGCTCGGGTCTTCCGCGTTGGGCGCGACTGCGGATCGCTTGGAATCGACCACACCGAGAGCCTGAGCCGCTTTCTTGGCCGCTGCCGGTAGTTCGGTCACTGCAGGTTTCGCGGGCACGTCAGTACCCGCGACGACCTTGGGCTTATTCAGACCCTTGGCCGTCTTGAATTCGCTGATGAGGTCGATGACGTCCTGCGGCTCGCCTTCTTCGATCACGCCGAGCGCGACCTTCTTGCGATAGCCGGGGAGATCATTCGCCCACGCGACGACAGACTCGTACATCGCGTCGTCGTAGTCGTTGTGCGCGCTGCGAATCGCCGTCAGCGCCGCCGTCTCGGCCACCGTGTCCGCCGCCGATGCGCCGCGCTCGATCAGCGGACCGTACACGCGGGCGATCTCGGAGAACACATACTCGACGACGCGCTGATACTCCGCGCGCCGCTTCAACGCTTCCCCACGCGAAACGTCGGGCCACTCCTTTTCGTAGTCCGCGAGGAAGGTCTTCTCCTCCGCGTTGTACGACTCGGGCGGCTCCTGACGCGTAGCGGGACGCACGTCTTCGGGCGGCGTCTCGGGCGGCGGTGCCTTCTCGGACGTGCGCTGTTCGAGCTTGTCGAGGCGCGAGCGCAGCTCGTCCTCTTCCGACTTTGGCTCTTCCGCCTTCGGCTCTTCCGCCTTCGGCTCTTCCGCCTTCGGCTCTTCCGCCTTCGGCTCTTCGATACCGCCCGCCGGGGCCGTAGCCGCGTCGGGCTTCGCTTCACCTTCGGCGGGGGTGGTAGCGGCGGGCGCGTCGCCTTCTGCGGTTACCTCATCCTTCGGGGTTGAACCGAGAAGCGAGTCGAACACAGACGACATCTCGTCGTACGAAGCAGCCGGATCAGTCAGTGCGGACTTGTTGGGGTCCATGAGTGTGCCTTATAAATGGATCGGGTTGAGATGTCAAACCTTCGGCGCGTGCGCGACCGGCGCTGTTAGGTATTTCAGAATCTTCCGAAACGCACGCCCTTCACCTTGCAGCGCACGAAAGTCCTGCTCAAGCGCTGCGTCGAGCAGGTTCGTTTTCACGCGCTCCAACTCGATGTCGAGTAAACCCCGTAGGGCGACACCGAACGGTTCCAGTTGTGCCTGACGGAGAATGGTGCGCAGCTCCTCTTCACGATCTCTGCTCATTTCTTGCCCCCTTCCTGCGGCTTCGGCGCAGGCCTCTCAAGTTCCTTCATCGCCATCACTCCTTCCGGCACGCCGCCGCCCATGCGCGCTTCCGCCACTTCATCGGGGGCGACACCCTTCTCCAATCCGAGCAGGATCGCGTTGTACGTCGCCGCTTCCGCGCCCGCTTGGTTCTTGTCAGCTTGCGTGAGGTTCTTGACCGCTTCCGCGAGAGTCTTGCGGACTTCAGCGCGCGCGGCTTCCGCAACACGTTCGCTGTTCTCCCGCGCTGCCGCCGCCTGCGCTTCCTCACGTCGCTTCGCTTCCGCGTCGTCAACAAGAACCGCCGGGTCGAGATCACGTACCGCGACGCGTTCCTTCGCGAGCTTGCGCCAATCGTAGTAGATGCGCTCCTCCGGTTGCAGCGAGTTCACCATCTCGTCGATGCCCATGCCGCGCACTTCCTTGGCGATGAGCGACGTGGACCCCTTCGACACGACTTGGAAGTCGCCCTTGATAGACGCCTTCTGGTTGAAGTGCTTGTTGAACAGCACGAGCGAACCGATGACGCTCTCGGTGAACACGTCGAAGTTACGCACGACATCCTTGAACGGCAGTGCGGCCTGCCCCTGCAGCATCGACGCACCTGCAGCGGTGCGGAACGGCTCGCTCGGCCCCTTCTGCATGTCGCCGCCAGTAGCTGGGTTCACGAACGTCTCGGCATCAGCGTAACCACGGAAGAGGTCAGTCACCTTCAGCAGCTCGTCGATGTGGCTGTCGAACGCGATGGAACGCACAGCGGGCACATTCAGCGTCGCCATAGAGTCATCATCACGCCGCCACACCTTGTACGCGTAGATGTCCGTGACGTCCTGCCCCGGCTCCAACAACGTACTGTTCACTTCGACGTTGGGGCCGCACACGACGCCTGCGTTGTCGAGCAGCATGCGCGAAGACGCTGACACCGCGAGCTGCGAGTCGCGCATGATGTGCGGCAAGCCGTTCCCCGTGAGGATCGTCTCGTCCTCCTCGAAGATGAAGTGGTGGTAGGAGTTGACAGGCTCGTCCTCGCCAGCGATCTGCCACGGGTTGAGGTTCGCGCGGATCACCTCGTTGTCGATGAACCACACGACGGCCTGCACCATGTCAGCCAGCTTCTCTTCGGGGATTTCGACGCCACAACCCGCGAGGTAGTGCCCCGAGAGCGCGCCGTCCCACAGCACGACTTCGTACTTGCGCGCGTCGGCTTGCGGGCGGTTCAGGTTGACGCCGAGCGAGCGAATCTCCGTCTCGAATTGCTTCGACTTGTAGTTGCCCTGCTGGTGGTCCTTCAAGTACGCGCGAATGCGGCCGCCCATGAACTCGCTGTTGTCGGCGAGCTTGCGTAGTTGCTGTCGCGACATCACGATGCGCTGAAACTGCCCGTCCATCTGGTGCAGGTACTTCGCGCTCATGTCCGGATAGTAGTCCCACAGCGGGGTGAACTCATACTGAGGGACGAGAATGATCTCCGAGATCGGCACAACCTTGTTCGTCGCCGGGTCGAGCTGCCACCTGCGTTGCGTGCGCGAACGCGCCATCGGTCCCTTCAGCACGCCCATGCCGTACATGACACCCGACATCAGCACTTTCTTGCACAGCGCGACGTAGTTGACCATGCGCGCGCCGCCAAGCTCCGTGAGTTGGTCCTCGATCTCGATTTCGAGGCTACGCGCACGCTTCTGCGCGAACTCGCGAACGGCGTTGGTGATGATCTCGTCGGTGATGACCTGCTCAGGGTCGTTCTGCAGCTCGTCGAGCACGGTCTGCAGATCGGCTTCGGACAAGTTGGGCACCGGAGACGCCTCGATGCTCCAATTCTTGTCGCTGCTCGGGAACAGCAGGTTCATCAGCCGCGACACCATGCTCACGCACTTGATGCGCGTGAGCTTCGGGTATGCGCGCGACCTGTTTGCCGGAATCTGCTTCTCGATCTCGTCGTCGTATTTGCCGAGGAACTGGCGAAGATTCTTCACCCACCGCTGCTCTGCGGGGCGTCGGTCTGCTTCGTACTCCGCGAAGTCGCTCGCGAGCTTCATGCCGAGCGACTTGATGACATCAGGATTCAGCTTCGGCGCGCTGCCCTCAGCGGTTTGGTTCGTTTCATCCATCGGTGTCTCCACAGGGGTAAGGTCAGCGCAGCACGTACGAGTTTACATGACGCCGCAAGGGCACTGCGTCCTTCTCCTTGCGCTTCGCTTCTCGCTCTGTGGTGTGCTGGAAGTACCTGCACAAGTACCCAAACGCGTCGCCGGGGTGAGAGTACCTGTTCTTCTCCGGTTCTGCGCCCAACTTCCCCTTTGCGGTCATCTCGTACCGCCAACCGCCCTGTAACGCTCGAATCAAATTCTTGCAACGCGGGTCGATGAGCAACGCGGGGCCGTTTGCCGTGAGCCGCGTCGTGAAATGCTCGATTGCCTCAACCCGCAAGGGTAATCTGTTGTTCATATCGGGGAATTTGACTGTAAAACCCCCCTTTCTGCGGTCCCGAAGCGTGTCTACGATGGTCCTTTCGTCGTTGGAAGACCTCGAATCCGCCGCCGGATCGGGGGCGATAACGAAGTCATAACCGTCGAATCTGAGCTTCAAAAGGGGCTTCAGACGGTCAGAAATGATGCGTTCTGCCCCCATATTCTGTTGAAAAAGCTCATCCAAGACGGTTAAACGACCATTCAGGTCCATTTGGCCGAAGATCAGCGCGCTTCCCTTCAAGCCGGGGTCGAACCCCGCCACGAGCGGGAGCACGGGAGACGGCAGCAGCGGCACTTTCGCGACATGGATGTGGGGGTTGAACGTCGTAATGACCGGCGAACCGGCCAGCGAGTACCCCCACTGCACCTCGATGAACTGCTTGACCCAATGCTCGCTTTTTCCCACCGCGAGTGAAGTGTAATACTCGGCTCCACCCGGTAGGTTGGCCAGATTCTCTGCTATGGGCAGGAATCCAGACGGTTGTTCGTACAACGTGACATTCGCAGGGCGCTTTTCGTAGAGGTAGTCGTACCACCAATCGTCCTCGTTGCCGGGGTTGGACGACCCCCACATGCCCCAATTCGTCGCGCCACCATCTTTGGTCGGCGGGTACCGTCCGCAGCGAGCAGCGAGCGCTTCTACGATCTTCTCGTCGATCTGCACGAACTCGTCGAGGATCGCGAACGTCACCTCCAACGAGAGCACGCGTGCAACGTCGTCCGCCGTGTCAAGCGCGCGGAACAACACCTCGCACTCGACGTCGCCGAACTTGAGCACGAACGTCATCGGCATCGGACTTGTGGCGTACCAGACGCCCGCCTGCCCATCCTTGAACCAGTAGTTCCACGACGAGAGTGTCGTGTCGCGAAGCTGCGGCATCGTGTTGCGAACGATCACCGCGCGCGAGCGGCGTTTGCCGTCCACCGGAGACTTGGCTTGCAAACTGGCCATGTAGCACAGCTTGAAGAAGATGCCGGTCGTCTTACCGCTACCGACCGGCCCGATGATCCAATCGAAGAAGAGCTTTCCCTGCTCGTAATGCCGAATGAAGTCCCTGATCGTCGGCGGCGGTGTGTAGCTGATGCTCGCCATGCTACTCGCTCCACACCCAATCGTACTGCTCGTCGTCGCGCACCTTGCTCTCGTACTTCATCGCCTGCAGCCGATCCATGCACCCACACGACATGGACGCCGCTTGGCGAAGGATGTCGCCTCGAATCGACCGCACGGTGCCACATTGGCAACGGCATATCCACTGCGTGTTGAGGCCGTTGCCAGTGATGGCCGTCGTATCACGCCAGATGACGCGCCAAGCGCCGATCTGCTGGCGCGTCATGTCGATCACTCGCGGATGCACGTCACACCATCTTCTCGTCGAGCTTGTGATCCCCGCACCAATCGGTGACGAAGACTGCCGGGAAGCCGTTCATCGTGGGTGCGTGGCGACGGCAGCGGCCTAGTACCGACACACCTTCCGGCGTGACCTTTGGCGCGTACCACATGCACGTGCTGCACTTCATCTTCGCGCTGCGGTGCGCCCACGGGTCAGCACCCGGCTCGCTTGGCGGCGCGTCGAGCACTGCGTTGCGCTCGACCGGCGTCAGCGGCGGATAGCCGAAATCGAACTCCATCTGCTGCGGGGGGCGGTTCGAGATCATCCGAGCCTCCGCGTCGTCTGCCCCCACATCGGGTCGGGGACTTCCGACATGCGCTTGTCGGACCACGCCTCGGCCTCGGCCTCGGAGTTGAACAGACGGCCCTCGTTGGTGATGACCCCCGGTCCCAGCGGGGGGCCGACCCACTCCTGCGCCACCGAGTTCCACGCCACGCCACCGTAGTGCAGCGGCCACCCGCCGGAGCTGCGGTTCGGGTACCCCGGCGGCGCGTTCGATGGGTCGCTGACGACCGCGCCGGGGTACCCGAAGACGAGCGAAGCCATGTCCGGAAGCCACTTCGGGTGGACCGGAGCGTTGAGCATGACGTTGGCCCCGCGAACGGTCGTCATGCGCGGGTACGCGGGTTCGGGCGGGACCACCGGGGCACCGGGGGCGCTCGGCGCGATCCCTGCTTGCTGCTCCAGCACCTTGAGCCGCGCGTTGATCGAGTTCAGGATGCCGATCAGTTCCGAGTCCATGTTCCTCTCCTTGAGTTAACAGAACAACTTCGTCACGCCAGCCTTCGAGCGTGAGATCAGGGGACTAGCCGAATACCACCGGGCGTAGCCAACGCTGCCGGTCGCGCGAAGGCAAAAGGGGCCGATGGGGCGCTCTCCTCACGCCCGCCCGTCCACGCCGATGCGATGTCGATGGCCTTGACGCGCACGATGTGGTTGCCCACCGCCACGGTCGCGACGCTGTGATTGCATAGGTCGATGCTCGCGGTCGGCCCCGGCACGACGGGCGTGTCCGGTCCCCACGCGCCCCACGTGTTGCACGTCGCGGGAGTCGTCGAGGTGTTGATCGACGTGCAGAACTGGATCGACGTGTGCGTCGCGCGCGAGTCGGCGTCGCACGCGATGGTCTGCGCACCAGCAAGCGCGGCCGTCGTCACTGCGAACAGGAGTACAGCCGCCATGAGCACGGCGGTGGCAAGCACAGCCTTGGAGAACAGTTTGACGTAGTAGAACGCGGTGTTCATGACAGCAGTCCTTTCGCGAGAGTGATGAAGCCCGACCAGAAGTTGTACGTGGCGTAGACAAGGGCGATGATGCCAGCCCACAACACGATGGACATGAGCAAGACGAACCGCGAAGCCTTCTGGATGCTCCACGGCGCTTGGCGCACCCACTCTTCGTAGAGCGCGCCGAGTCTAGCCCAAGTTGATGTTGATCTGGAACGCATTGCCCACCCCGCCTGCGTTGTTGTCGCCTTTCGGCTCATACCCAGCCCACCGGATCGTGGACTTGATGAGGTCGGCTTTGATGTTCGACGGCGTGTGATCGGAGTGGATCATCGACCACGACTTCTTCAGCAGCTCTTCGGCCTGCAGCTTCGCCTTGATGCGGAAGCTCATGCCGTCCTTCTTCAGCTCGTCGCAGGCGTTCTCGTACGCCTTGGCGAACACCGCGTCCTTGGTGATCTCGATGAACTCCTCCTTGCTGAGACCGTAGGCTTCGCAGATGTCCTTGACCGGCGCGACGCGCATCGCGAGTTCGATGGGCAGCATGGGCGGGAAGCCCAACAGCGCGGGGTCGTGCGGCTTGATGAGCGGGTGCGCAGGGGTCTCCTGCACCGCAGGGAGGTGTTCGATAGCGGGGAGGGGCGCGTTCGACATGAGGCTGTCGAGATCGCCGAGATCAACGTCGTGCTCACTCATAGGGGTCTCGCTGCGCGTTGGCCTCTCGCACCCCCTTGAGGTATTCCGCCCGCATGGCCTTCACCTTCTCGGGGTTAGCTGCCGCCCACGCGCGCTGGCGCTCTGCAGCACAGGGCTTGCAGTAGTAGTGAAGGCCGTCGAGAGCCTGCTTGTTGCGACCGAACGCGGTCACAGGCTTCTCCTGCTTGCAGACGGGGCATGTCTTGGCTCGCACGGGCGCATGGTAACGCAAATGAGGAGAAATGCAAGGGCTGTTAGTGACTGGCGTCTATTTTGGTATTATCCTTGATGGTTAATATGGAAAATTTGGGGAAAACTGTGGGTGGTATGGGGGTATGGACCCACCCCCGCCCGCGCGCGCGGCCCCCCTGCGGGGGGTCTCGCCGGAAAAGAATTCTTTTCGCGGGTGTTAACGCGTTAACACGTTAACCGCGATGGTTGACCAGCGGCGGAAAACCGGGACAATGCGAATTGTCGGGACGGGGCGGCGGGCGCCGCTCGCCGACAAACCAAGAGGATGATATGCAAACACAATCGAAGCAAAAGGCAGTACCGGCGGCTGTTAGGAAGGCGTGCAACGCTATCAGCGAAGCGTACGTTGCGCTATTCGTCGCGAAACACGAGTACGACGTCGAACGCCGCGACATCGCGGGAGAAGTTTTCGCCGCAATCAAAGCGCTGCGCGCGGAATCGGAAACGCCGCTCGCCTACTTACAACACGTGGAAACGTTGTTCGGTAACGGCGTTAAGGGTAAGGCCCACGTGCGCGGTATGGTAGCCGACGATCTGTCGGAACGCGGGTGCCTCGACGGTACCGTGCGGGTTCAGATGCACTACGCGCGCAGTGTGGCGTGGTACATGGCTAACAACGAACCGGCGGAAACCTTCCGCGCGACGTACAACAAAGCAAACCCGCCGAAGGGTGGCAAAAGCGCGAGCGTTGCGTCGAAGCCCGACGATAGCGCGAAGAAGCCCGGCACCGTGACGGTTGTCACGGCGGAAACGGGGCGCGCATGGGTCGAGAGCAACATTCTCGACGCACTCGACGTGATCGAACGCGCGCTTGTCGCGCGCAAGGCCACGATTGACGCGGGCGGTATTCACGCCATTCGCGAGCGCTTGATCGAAGCCGCGAAGGCCGCGAAGGCCGCAAACTCCTAACCCATAAACCGGAGCCGCGCGGGGAAACCCGCGCGGTTTAGCAATGGCAAAGTCTGGAATGTGGATAGCGCGCGAATGGGAGTGCGAAGCGAACGAACGCCGCGCGCTAGCGCATGCGCGGCACGAATACCACGAGCGCAAAATCAACGCAGCAGAGTACGCCGCACGAGTTGACGCCGTGCGGCTCGAAGCTTGCGACGAACGCGAGCGCATCATTCGCGAGATTGTGAGGGCAGCATGAAGCCAGCAACGGGTTTGCGGTACGAGTAGCACATGGGCGGCACCCTTCGGGGTGCCGCCCTTTTTTTGTGCCTTGATTTTGGAGCGCTCGCGCGCCCCCTCCCTGCGGTAGTGTAGTAGTCCTGTCCTCGCCCCGCCTCGCGCGTCCTGCGCACGTAGCAAAGAACTCCATAATCCAAGCGTTAAACGTGGTGCGTACCAAGCGCGTACATGTGTGTTAACGCGTTAACACAGCGGTAGTGTAGTAATCCAGATGCGGAGACCGTTCAGGAATGGGGCATATTCGAAATACGCTGCAAGTCGTTGATTCAAGGCCGGTTTTTTACAACTAAACAGACTATTCAAAATCTATAAAGTTTTGGTGTCGTCGATTTGCTGCAAGTCGTTGAAAGGCTAGGTATATTTTTACAACTAAACAGAATAAGCAATAGAAGCAGTAATTGACATATATACTCGTCATGAGAAAGCGCGGCAGTGTAGTCCTCCATGCTAATACGCACGTGTTAACGCGTTAACACACACAGACACCAACGAAAGTGTGTTACTGATAAAACATACATGGGGTGTATGTTTTCGGGCGGTTGTATTATCATCACTTTTGAATACCTAGAAAATACACCCCGCCCCTTCAAGCACTTAGGGAGATTCCATGTACACGGAAGCAACCACCAATTCCTGCCCGATCCTCGAATCCTTCTACGCCGCGTGTGCTGAGAAGCAGTACGCGTGGGCCGCGCCCGACATCCATGCGATGTCGATGCGCTACCTCAACGAGTCCATCACCGTCGAGCGCGCCATGTCCAAGGCGCGTGCAGCCGAGTCCGAGTACCTGCAGCCGAACCTCACTGCAGCGGTCCGCACCCGCCGTCGTCGCCTCTACCTGCATGCGCTGGCCCGGTGGTGGGCCGCTATCCAACGCGCGCAGGAGCACACCGCCGCCCCCGACTTCAAGCCGCCCGAGGTTGGGGATGCGTTCGCGCCCATGACCACGAAGGCCAGCGTCGTGCTGAGCAACCGTGCGAGGCGAGCCGCCCGAGCGCAGGCCCATGTCGATTTGCTAACGAACAATTTGAAAACTGTGCTTACTGAGTACGCAGAGGCCAAGGCGGCGCACTCGGCGGCGCTGCTGGCGCGGCGTGAGGCGCAGTGGCGTTGGGAGCGCGAGCTGATGGAAGCGCGCAAGGAGAACCCGAGCGCGATGGGGCCGCGCTGGGCGCGGTCGAATCTCGACGCTGCGGTGGATGCGGTGCGCGTTGCGCGTGAGAAGCGCAAGCTGCTGCAGCTCGACGTGCGTAAGCGCAAGCAGGAGATCAATAGCTGGTCGCAGAGGCGCGAACGCATTCTCGACGGCAGATACCCGCTTGCATGGGAGCGAAACGCTTGACATTGTTAACCACTTGGGTTATAATAATGGTTGGGGCAGGACACCCTGTTCCCACCATAGAAAGATTCAAGTGTGTTAACACGTTAACACCCTATGGAACACAATTCGGAGCGTCGAAGCCGACGCTCCCGTGTGTGAGAGTGCAAGCGCGTGTGGCGAAACGGTTGGTGAATAAGCCACGGGAACGGCACCGAGTGCCCGCGCAGCGTGAGCCGCATTAAGCCGGTGAGCTGCGCAACCCGAATGGTGGAACGGAACCGCTTCTACATCACGACAGTCACGCGCGAGAGTCAGGGCCGTGAGAAACCGGCACCGATCAAGTTGCACAGAGCGCACGGGGGCGTTGGTGGGTGGCAGTGCATTGGAGGGCGCATGGTCATGCGCCGTGACGTCCGTGCACGCCCGCGACCGGGGCTGACAACGGCCTACCCCGGCGCGCACATTGACCCGCCTGTACCGGGGAGCGGTAGTGTAGTTGCCGCGCCCCGGTGCGGTGCGCCCACATCCTGTGGGTGCTGTTTGCTGCGAGTGTGTTAACGCGTTAACACAGCACACGACGCAGCATGTAGCACCTACCACAACCGAAAGGAGACACACATGAACGAGCAGACCAGCGAATTCCTCGACGGCATCATCACGCTTCTCGTCGAGCGCATCACCGCGCAGGTGCACGCCGTGCTCCGCAAGAACATACCCACGCTCATGTCGAGCGACGAGTTCGACCTGCGGATCGACGCGCGCATCGCCGCCGCGCAAGAGTTCATCAACAAGCAGCAGTTCCGCTCTGACGAAGAGCTGCGCTTGACGGTGCGGCAGATCGCTCGCGACGCCGTGAGCGACATGGATTTCACCGAGACCATCAACGGCGTCCTGCGCGGCAACGAGTACACGACGCGAGACTACGTGCGTGCGTATGTGCAGGAGTACATGCGCGACAACGCCGTGGGCATGACCGACGTGACTTCCATCATCGACGATTGGGCCGACGACAACCTCGACGAACACATCAAGCGGTACATCCGCAACAACGTCTCGGTCAACATCGACTGCTAGGGGGGCGAACTGTGATAACGAAGGAACAAGCGCTCGCTGCCACGCACGGCACGACGTTCTACAACCAGAACCTGCGCGGGGCCGACAAGCGCCCCATGCGTTGCCGGGTCAGCGGCAAGTGCAGGATATGGGTTACGCGGCCCGACGAGTTCGTGCTGCCGGTGAAGTACGGCATGTATCACAGCTTCACGATCAGCCGCATCAACGCACACGCGTGGTGCGCGACCGAGGAGGAAGCGGTGTTGATGGAGGGAACCACATGAAGAAAGGCAAGCCGAAGTGCTGAGCGACAAGAAGCGCAACGACTTCGCTTCGCAGTTGAAGCGTTCGCGTGCTGCCCGCATCGGCGGGCAGGCGCGGCGCAAGCAGTACGGCTACAAGGCCGACAGTGGCATGTGGTCGCACATCAACAAGCCTCCAATGAAGGAGCCGAAGGCATGAGGAAGATGCCGTGGTGGTGGCGCTATCCGAGCACGCGTCACGAGGACGTCGCCGACAAGGTGGTGGTTGCACTCGCTGTTATCATCATCGTCGCCATCGCATTCGGGTGGCTAAGCTAAGGGAGGACACATGAAGAAGGCCAAGCAGCAGCACAAGCACGTGTTCGTGCCGAAAGACTTGCTCGCCAAGTACACGCGCCTACTCGACGAGGCGCGGGCGCGCGTGCATCGGAACATCAATAACAAGTGCATCGACATCCTCGTGGAAGAGTACATCCGCAAGCACGAGGCGGTGCACCGCGTGCTGCAGTATGTGCACACCCAGCGGTAGTGTAGTCGTCGCACGATAACGGCGCGTGTTAACGCGTTAACACATGATTCGCTGGCAACGCTGGTACGATGAGCCACCCCTGCCGCCCCTGCCACGCAGGAAGGACAGGCAGTGGCATGCACTAGCGCAGCAGCAGGATGCTGCGTGGCAGGCGTGGATGCAGACGATGTACCTGTCGGACGGCGACCGAGAGGCCGCTGATGCAGCGTACGACGCAGTACGCAAAACACAGAGAAAGGAGTAGCGATATGACGAGCATCATGCTGGGTTCGTTGAGCGTCGGTTGCTGGACGGCGCGCAAGAAGGACCGCAAATCGGCTGAGAAGATCGAGACCGAGGCGAAAGCCAAGCACGGCACGTCGTCGGCGTCCAAGCACCTGATGGCGGGCGTCGAGTCGTTCGAACGCACGAGCAAGTTCGCGACGGCGTTCCGCGTGTGGTGGAGCACGCGCACGCTGCCGTGGTACGACGGCAAGGGCGGGCCGCGCGCGGTGCACCCCGACGCCGTGATGGACCTGCAGGTCGAAGTGGGCGACAGGGAGCGCAACTACCTCGAATTGGCGAGCGAGTTCGTGCGTGAGTACACGGCGATATGGCCTCAGCGCGTGTACGACATGGGCGACTTGTTCGACCCGCGCGAGTTCCCCGACCCGCGCGACATGATGCGCAGGTTCTACGTGCGCACGAGCTGGTCGGCGCTGCCGCGTGTGGCGGACATTCGTGTGAACGCTAGCGGCATGAGCAAGACCGACATCGACGCGATGGTCGAGCAAGCCAAGCTCGCCGAGCAGCAGCGCATCCAGACGGCGATGAACACGGCGGCGCAGCGTCTGTTCAAGGTGGTCAAGTCGATGCACGACACTATGTCGGTGCCTATCGGCGAGAAGGGCGGCGGGTTCCACAACTCCAAGCTGGAGAACATCGCGCAGATGGCCGAGCTGATCCCGATGTTCAACATCACCAACGACCCGAAGCTCGCCGAGCTGGCGTTGAAGGCGAAGAAGCTGTCGATCAAGTCGCCCGACGAGCTGAAGAAGGACGTGGACAAGCGCTCGCGTGCGGCCAGCGAAGCGAAGGTGTTGGCCGATGCCATCGCTTCCGCGTTCGACGTCGAAGGCGACGAGGATGCTGACGACTAAACCGCAGCGCTGCGAGCGGATACGGTGGGGGCGGGACAAGTCGGGTGTGTGGCACATGCTGCCGTACGTGCACATCTCGATGTTCGACAGCAACGAGATGATTCTGTTCGAGTGCGATCAGTTCGATGCGCACATTATGGCGTCGCCAGACAGTCCGCCCCCGAAGGCAACGGTGTGCCCGAAGTGCCGAGGGTTCCTTACGCACATCACATTAACGGAGGACTTGTGAAGATCGCCGTCGTCCCGTCGTCGCAGTTCGCGAATCAACTCCGCATATGGAAGCTCGACGCTGAGCTGGACGAAGCGGAGCGGTTGCTTGACGCACGTGTCGAATACACGGAGAAGGCCCGCGCGCGCCTGCGCAACCTGCAGGAGCAGCGGTGGAACATGGAGGCCCGCAAATGGGTGAACAACTCGTCGCAGTCGTGAGTGAGTGGGATGGCAAGCTGCATGGGTTCTTCATTGCGAAGGACCAGACGCTCGACGCGATCAAGCAGGAGGCGTACGAGCGCTTCCACCAGCAGGTCGGTAACGATCCGTGGGTGGTGTTGATCGCCAACGTGATGTACTACGAGAAGTTCTACCCGGCGTTCCAGCCCGTAGGGTACGTCAGCATCGACGCTAGGTTCACCTACAAGGCGTAGCTATGTCGTGGGACAGGCGCATGGGGTGGGTGATGGACGACAACCACACATGGCATTGGCGTATCGTTGTTAGATCGCCAGTAGTCATGCGGCTGAAGCATAGCAAGCGCACGGGGGAGTGGCACACCAAGAACGTGCCAGCGAAACGCATCGTCTCGCGCGTTCGTGGGTGCGATGTCAAGACGCACACCGGCGAGGATGACATCATCATATGGACGCCGGAAGAACCCGACAGCGAGTGCAAGTTGTGCCCCGACTGCGCACGCACGTACGCAGAGTATTTGTTGAAGTGGGGGTGAGGGGTAGTGTAGTATCCGCAACGCAGCAACGTGTTAACGCGTTAACACACAACCTAAAGGAGATAGCACATGAAGCTCGAACTCTCGAAGCTGGGCAAGCAGATCGCCATCATGTTCCACGCGAAGGTGAACTGCATCATCGTGTCGCCGCCCGGTATCGGCAAGACCGACACCATCAACGCCACCGCCGCGCGGTTGCGCGAGAAGGTCGAGGACTTCCGCATCTGGTACATGGACGTCCCCACGATGTCGCCGACCGACATCGGCGCGACGATGCCGAACCGCGAGACCGGCCTGTTGGAGTTCTTCTGCAACGCCGGATTCCCGAACGCGTACACCGCACCCGACGCGCGCGGCATCCTGAATCTCGGCGAGATTCTGAACACCGACCCGACCACGCTCAAGCTGCTGCAGAAGTACTGCAACGGCGAGGACATCAACGGCAAGCTGCGCAAGCCTGACGGCGTGATCGTGGTGGGCGACTCGAACCGCATCAGCGACAAGGCTGGCGTGTTCCAGCAGTCGCGCGCGTTCATGAACCGCTTCATCCACATCGAGGTGTTTTCCACGCCCGACCAGAACATCAAGTACGCGGAGGAGAACGAGTTCCATGCGAAGGTCGTGGACTTCATGAAGAAGTTTCCGTACCTCATCGACAACTACGAGGAGGTGTTTGAGGGCGCGAAGTCGCGCGGCCCCAACGAGCTGAAGCAGCACCAGAAGGACCAGCAGTCCGAGGAGGCGAAGCGCGGCATATGGGCGTGCATGCGCGGCTGGAAGCGCATCTCGAACTTGGAGTACACGTGCGACGAGCTGAAGCAGGAGCTGATGCCGCAGCTTGTGAACGGCAGCGTCGGCATGGCTATTGGCTCGCAGTACATGACGCATCGCACGATGTTCGACAAGCTGCTCACCGTCGAGGAAATCGTGCGGCATCCCGAGAAGGCCGAGGTGTCGGACAACGCGAGCATCCTGTACGTGCAGCTCGCGATGCTCGCCGCCACGGTGGACGCGAAGCATATGCCGCAGGTGTCGAAGTACCTCGCTCGCTGCCCCGGCGACATGAAGGTGATGTGCATCCGGCGCATGCTGATCCGCATGCGGCGTGACCCGAGCTTCAAGGTCACGAGCACGAAGGAGTACCGGGATTGGATGAGCGATCAAGCGCTGTCGGACCTCATCATGGCGCGCAGCTAGGAGACCAGCATGACGACGCAATGCACTGCAGCCGCTGCCGTGCGGCTGATGATGAAGTTTCCGTTCTGGTGCGAGCTGTACTACTCGATGAAGGTGGTCGAGAGCACCAATTTCCCCACGCTCGCCACCAACGGCAAGGTGATGTGGGTCAACCCCGAGTATTGGGCCAAGCTCGACAGCATCGACTACCGGGTGTCGGCTCTCGCTCACGAGACTACGCACAAGATGCTGCACCATTGCACGCGTGGCCTGCACATGATCGAGCCGTTCGGCAACATCGCCGCCGACATCGTGGTCAACACCATGTTGGCCGAGAACGGGTTCCGTATCCACCCCACGTGGGTGCAGCCCGAGTCGAAGTATAAGGGGTGGACGTTCGAGCAGGTTTACGACGACATTATCAAGAACCTGCCCAAGCCCCCGAAGGGCAGGGGTGGGGGTCAGGGCACCCCGAAGGATGGCGGCGAGCAGGGCGATGGGGAGCCGGGTGGCGGTGAGGACGATTCGGGCAGTAGCGGCCCGCCCTCCAAGGGTAGCGGCAAGCCTGCCAAGGCGGGCAAGAAATCCCCTGCCCAAGCGGGCGGGGATTCCGGCGACCCGTTCCGAGGCAACCACGTACCGCAGCAATGGCGGGATGCGTGGGCGGACATCATCAAGCACACTGGCACGAAGGACGAGCGCGAGGCGTTCGAGCGCAAGATCGAGCAGCAGGTGGCGAACGCTATCGCATC